CCATTTGAGTTTGTGGATTACGTGTAATAACACTATGCCTAAGAATACGTTGCAAATCCTGACTAGTAGCTAACTTATTATAACCTGTGATTTCACCAGCAATAACACCTGGACTGTATGGATCATAAACTTCACTTGGATATTCATCATTCCATTCCAATATCTTTTTATCAATCAACCGATTATTAGTTAATTGAACTTGCATATGGATAGTATGATGAGCTTTTTGAATTACAGCTATCCTACGATTGGCTAAGTAATTTTTCAGTTCATGTTTGTGAGTTAGCCTCATTTAGCTGTGCCTCCACTTCTTCAATCAAAGCAAGGTCATCTTCAGATAAAGTACTGGTTAATTCTGGTATCTTACGATAGGACCATATCTCAGGATTCTTGGTAAAGTCATAATCGTTTAAGTCAATAACATCTAGGAAATCTGCTAATGCTGTGATGTATTGTTTTAATGTTATTGCTCCATCATTCCATGCTTGACTGTGCAGTTTAATTTCAACCTCACGTCTATCACTGAATATTGGAGTGCTAATATCTACATTAATGTCAAGTTGATATAATTCATATAATAATTCTTTAATGAATTGTTTGACTGGTTTTTGCTTATTTTTTAAGTTTAAAGTGTAAATTTCCCATAGGGATTTAGTTTTATCACTGTTCATTGATTCTTTTTCAGTGTTAATCATTAATCTTACTAATGGAATTTCATAATCGTTCAATACTGATTGTTGACATGATAATTTTAATTCTGATAAATATCCTTGATTGTTATTAGTTAAACTAACATAATCCATATTTGTTGGCCTATTGGATTCAGTGAATATTACTGCAGTTCCACCATTAGCTGATTTCAACTCAGCACTAATAACTTCTTCACGTGATGGCTCAATTATCATCTTACCGTTTTCATCATATTGAATTGGTTTTGCAGCTTGTGGTTCAAGATTAATATTCAAAACACCTGAAGAAATATTACCGTTACTGACTGTTTTATAATCTGCTTTTTTAATAGCTATTTCAGTTAGTATTTCATCATAGTTTTGAATCCAACGTGGCAAACTGAAAAACTGGTAGATATTGTCTCCGCCCATTAATGCAGCTTCAGATAGTTGAGTATTATTATACTGGTTAAAGTCTTTAGGATACTCTTCACCCATAATCTTAAAATACTTAGTTGTATTGTTAATTTTCTGCTGCAATAGATAATACTCATTACCTCTTAAATTAATCCGTAATATGCTGCAAGTATGGATTGGTATTTGTTGTAATTTGAATTCAGTATTGTTCCAGACATACTCTACCGCTGCCCATCCTGCATAATTATAATCAATCAATAAGTTATGAAGTTCATCCACATTCTTATTTAAAAATTCATTAATTTTTGTCACCTGATTAACAAGATGATCATCAGGATTATCTTCTGCAGGAGTTAATGTTATTTCATTATAGATTATGTCATCAGATAATATTCTACTACATTCCGCCACGTGACTTGATTCTTTGAATACATAAAAACAATTATGCATACTAATTGGCGGAATTAATTCAACACCATTATTAGCTGTGTCTTCATTAACTGATTGGAATGTATTTTTATCTTTTAAGTTTTGAGCTATGCTTTTTTTTATACTGATTAGTTCATCGTCAACTGGCACTCCTTTGATTATCATAAATATTTATCCTCCTATACGTGCTCCAACACTAACCCTTGTTTGATTTCCCAAAACATCTGTATGTAAATAGTTTCTTGCTAAACTTGCACTATCAACAAGGTTTGGACTTCTACCGTTGCCGTCTGGGGATAGTTGGATTCCTTCATCAATAAAGTCATGAATGTAATCAGAATTTTCATTTAATTTGGTATTTCCAAATCGTATGCTATGCATTAATGGTCTTGCTCTTTGATATTTACTGCCTGATGGTTTTTTGAGTATTACAGGTATAGTGTAACCATATTCTAAAATTAAATCTTGGAAGTATTTTCTAGCATACTCTGGACTTCCTCCCCCTTCCTGCTCAATTACAATAAGGCTTGTTTGTGGAGCTGATGGGTCGGGGTTATGTTTCATTATAAAATTTAGTAGTAAGTTTTCAGGATTATGGGATTGTGTCTGATTGAAATCTTTAATGTATTCTAAACCATTTACTAAGTAATCATAGCAGACTACGGCAAACATGTCTTTACCTTTTCCTGCTAAATCGATACTGATTATTTCATAGTATAGTGGAGTAGTTAATGTGGTTAATTGAGCTTCACCTTCTGCTCTGGTTAATAGATCTCCGACACTTGGTTTGTATTTCCAGTTACCATACATTTGGTATTGTTGGTCAATGTAGTCTAATTCTTTTAATGAGTCCTCATAGGTTTCATTATCTATATATGGATTGTTTTTGTAACCCATTTCAATATAGGGTAGGTCTCCATCAATGTATTTCTCTACAAGATAGTCTGTTGATTCCCCGCCAGGGTTACTCGCATTACCAAATCTTAAAGGTATCCAATCATCAGCTTTCTTCCTTAAACTACGATATAAAAATCTTAATACTGATTCAGATAACTCACTAGCTTCATCATTCAAGATAGTATGATATGATTCACCTTTAACGTCTTGCTTATGTGATTCATCATTAAATGCTTTGAAATGTATCTCAGCACCACTTGGAAATACTATCCTAATCAAACCAGATTCTCTTGACTTGACACCAGGAATATTTTTCAAGATATCAAATACACTACCAGTACCTATTAGTTCACGATAATTTTTCCTGGTTACTAAACATCTGTATTGTGGGAATTCTACAAACTGCAAAGCTAATGCAGCTAATAATTTTGTTTTACCTCCACCACCTGGACCACCAGTTAGGAATTCATTTATTCCATCTTGTTTATGACAACTGGTTAATGCTACGAATGCTTGTTTGTCATATAGTTCAAAGTCAATAAATGGGTTGTCAAGGATTGTTAATTCATAGTTGAGGTAATCCCATTCATTGAAGTTAGTCATATGTCATCTGGTCCATTTTTTCTTTGAGTTCTTTTAGTTGTTTTACTTTTATTTCAGAGTTGGTTTTTTGTTTGACATTAGCTTCAACATCTGCAGCTACATCTGCTTTGACATTGTAATTCTTATCTTTACCACTTAATTTCTGTAAACTATCAACTACATGCGCTCTTGACTTTGTTGCGGATTCTGCTTGATGTGGTGTAAAGTTACCCGTTGATTTTGAGTGTTTTACTGCGTCATCAGTTTCTTGTAATCCTTTCACAACACAATCTATAATGTAAGGTAATTGTTCTGCTATTGTAGCTGCTGCATTTTGTTCTGCTAATCTACTAATTTCATTTTGTTTACTGGTTCTTCTTTCATTCCAGGTATGTTTTTCATTAGCAGTTGTGTTGCTTCCATTACTCCATTGTTTTATTTGACCATGAGATGGAGGTTTACCTTTTTTGATATCATCAGGGTGGAAGTTTATCTCATGTTTTTCTAAATAACTTTCAAATTCAGGATAAGACTGAGTTATATTGGAGTTATAAGTTTTGTCAAAAGCGTATTGTAATAGTTCACTGAATTGTTTTAAATCTCCGAAAAAGGGGTAGTATTGGTTTAGGTAGCACCATTCTCTGCTGACTTCTCCTTTTTGGCATTCGTGTATTGGGTCTGTCCAGTTTGAGATGGCCATGTTTTCACCTTGTATAACATTGTTATGCTTTATAGTGTATATTCCTGAAAAAATTAGATTATTTATTTAAGTATATAAGCAAATATGAAGCTTAAAACTCCGATTACAGTTCCGATTGCGGCCATGTATTGGGTAGTCTTGGCACGGTCTTCGTCTCGTTGTTCCCGTGCTTTTTCTTCATATTCTTTTAATAATTTTTCTTGAGTTTCTGATTTAGTTTCTAATGCTAATACTCTTTGTGTTAGGTCACTGTCTCCTCGAACACTGGCCAGTATTGATTTGTTAACTGATTCAGTTAGTTTATCTATTTTGCCTTCAATTCTTTTGTTGTCTTTTATCAATTCAATTATCCTTTGTTCTTTGAAGCTCGCATGGGCTTCTAGTTCTGCGATTTTACGGGCGTTCTTTTGTATTTGTTCTTCATGTTGTACGCATGGAGTTTCCATAGGTCATCACGCTTCGTATTCATCGTTTAATACTGTTTTTTCAGTATTAACTGGTTCAGGTGCATTACCTAAACATGC